TGGAAGAATATGGCGGAGAAAATACTTCTAATGTAATCCTACTATTAGGGGATGGCGTAAGTAAATCAGCAGTAGCAATCGATAAAGAAATTATCGCAGCGGCTACATTAATTCAAATTTTAAATATTATATAATGGCTAACATTCTAGGAGCAGGTGGACAACCAATCGGAGGACAAGAAGAAAAACCAATACCTTTAGAAAAAACTGAGGCAATCGGATGTAAGAAATGCGGTGGTGAAATTTTCGTACAAGGTTTTGGATTTCGTAAGATTTCAAAGTTATTAACTGGTAAACCAAAAGATGAAGTATTGCCCGTAGAGTTATTCTTATGTGGAGATTGTGGTGAAGTACTTAATGAATTATTACCTCCGGGTTTAAAAGTAGAAGAAGAAGCATAATATGGCTAAAACATTATTCGACCATCTAAACGCAATTTGTGATAAGAAAGACCCTAAATATTGGGACACTTTAGAGGAAAGTGAAAAGAAAACATGGAGTAACTATATGATACTCCGTTTTCTTTCTATGAAACCTGAGTGGATAGAACTGATTGCAGATATACAACCTTATATTCAGGAGGCACCACCTAAAGCGATGTATCTTTGCCTAATTGGATTGATTCCAAAGACAAGAGCATTTCTAAAATATATGAAACCAGCTTCATCTGAAAAGTATGAAGATTGGATTATCAAATTAATAGCTCAATTCTATGAGGTATCAGAAACCGAATCAGAAGAATATCTTAAAATCTTATATGAAACAACCAGTGGTAAGTTACATATTAAAGAAATAGCTGAATCGTATGGTACTGACCCTAAACAAATTACAAAGCTAAAACTAAAGGTTTAGATTTGGTAATATCGGGTAATTTTCGTATCTTTATATAAATAAACATAATGGCAAAAGTATCATTTTCGCAGTACTCAATGTGGAGTAGCTGCCCGCATCAATATAAGTTAAACTACATAGATAAATTAGGTGAAAGTTCATCTAACATCCATACAATCTTCGGAACTGCTATGCACGAAACTATCCAACATTACCTTTCCGTTATGTATGGTGTTTCCAAAAAGCAAGCAGATGAAATCAACAAAGATAAGCTCTTATTGGAAAAAATGAGAGAAGCTTATAAAAGTGAAGCTGATAAAATGAGCGAAGGAACTCCTTGTACTCAAATTCAATTGGAAGAATTTTATGGAGATGGTAGACGTATATTAGCTTGGTTAGATAAGCATATGCACAAATTCTACTCAAAGAGTGGATTTGAATTAGTAGGTATTGAGATTCCATTAAACGCAACTATTAAAGAGGGCGTACATTTTATTGGATTCATAGATATCGTATTAAGAGATGTGGCTGAGAATTCAATTATTATCATTGACCTTAAGACATCTACGATGGGATGGAATCAGTATCAAAAAGCTGATAAGATGAAGAACTCCCAAATTCTTCTATATAAGAAATACTATTCAGAATTATTTAATATTCCTTTAAACAAAATTAAAGTAGAGTATCAAATCCTTCGTAGGAAGTTGCCGGAAGATTCCGCATTTCCAATTCCGTATGTATCAAAGCACATTCCAGCACATGGAGCACCATCAGTTACAAAAGTATATGATGAGTTTATGGCATTCATTCACACTGTATTTGATGATGAAGGTAAATTTAGAGATATAGAATTTCCTAAAGTACCCGGTCCGGCTAAAAAGAATTGTAAGTTTTGTGAGTTTGGAAATAGGGGAATATGTGATAAAAAGGCTACAAAATAAAAAATTATGTTTTTTTTATTTCATTATACTTATATATATAAATATATAACAATGAACGAAGAAAGCACAAAACTAACAACAGTGAAAATACTAAAAGATGTATATTCAAGTTTTAAAAAAGTTTCTTTTACATCCGATGTTACACTTCAAAAGCTAGTTAATAGAACTGTGGAGAGATATGTAACTGATATCGAATTTAGAGAAGAAATGAATGAATACTTGAAACTACAAATATCAGGTTCACAATTTTAAGAAACAAAATAAGTTATGGCAAAAAAGAAAATCCTTTTACTTTCGGATGATTTAAGAATGGCAAGTGGTATCGCTACTGTGTCAAAAGAATTAGTACTTGGTACAGTACATAAATACGATTGGTTTCAGGTAGGAGCAGCAATTAACCATCCTGAAGCTGGTAAGGTTTTGGATGTTAGTGAGGATATACAAAAAAACTATGGTATAGCTGATGCTAATGTAAAAATACTTCCTTGGAATGGATATGGTAACGCCGATTTGATTAGACAATTAATCAATACTGAAAAGCCAGATGCTATCTTACACTTTACTGACCCTCGTTATTGGACATGGTTGTATGATATCGAACATGAAATCAGACAAAATGTTCCTCTTTTATTTTACGCAATTTGGGATGATTTACCAGACCCATTATATAATCGTAATTTCTATGAAAGTTGTGATTGGATTGGTTGTATTTCACGTCAAACATATGGTATAATTAAAAGATTATCAGCATTAGATACTAAACCAACTTGGAAACCTAAAAAGGATTGGCAAGTTGATTATGTACCACATGGTATTAATACAAACATTTACAAACCAGCGGATGTACCTGCAGAATTTCGTAAAGAAATTTTAGGTGGTAAGGATTATGATTTCGTATTATATTGGTCAAATCGTAATATCAGAAGAAAACAGCCTGCGGATGTTATTGTAGCATTTAAAAAGTTTTGTGACAAGATTGGTAAAGAGAAAGCAGAGAAAGTTTGTTTAGTAATGCACACACAACCTGTTGATGAAAATGGTACTGATTTACCTGCGGTAATAGATGTAATGGCACCTGAATGTAATATTATATTTTCAGAAAAGAGAAGACCTCAAGAAGAATTAAACCTTATTTATAATATAGCAGATGTAACAATTAACATAGCTAACAATGAAGGATTTGGATTGGCAACTGCAGAATCGGTAATGGCTGGAACGCCAATTATTGTAAACGTAACTGGTGGATTGCAAGACCAATGTGGATTTGAGGTTGATGATAAATTATTAACATACGAAGATTATATTAAAATTGGTTCTTTGCATGAGTGGAGAAAGTGGGAAGGTAAAGCAAAACCTGGTCCGTGGGTTACGCCAGTTTGGAGTAGAGCATTGGCATTAGCGGGTTCAGTACCTACACCTTATATTTGGGATGATAGAGTTGATATAGAGGATGTTGCTGAAGCAATTGAGAAAGTGTACAACACACCAAAAGATATTCGTAAAGCAAACGCATTGATAGGTAGAGAAACATTTATTGGAGAAATGGGATTAACACATACAAATATGTGCCAAACATTAGTTGATGGAATTGAATCAACATTTGAAAATTGGAAACCAAGAGAAAGATTTGAAGTTTTTAAAATAAAATAAGTTATAATATGAATAAACCAACATTAGTATTTCAAAGCCCATGTTTTACTCGTTCTGGATATGGGGACCATAGTCGTGACCTATTAAAGTCACTTCGCAAAATGGACAAGTATGATATTAAAATTATACCACTACGTTGGGGTAATACTCCACAAAATAATGTTGATGGTGAAAGTGATTTCGGAAGATGGATGCTAGAAAGAGTTATTACCGAAGTTAGTGATAAGCCGGATGTATTCATTCAGGTATCAGTAGCAAATGAGTTTAGTGCAAAGGGTGGTTATAATATTGGTATAACTGCTGGCGTTGAAACTACAATTTGTCCAAAGGATTTTATTGATGGCTGTAATAATATGGATTTAATAATAGTACCATCTAATTTCACAAGACAAAATGTTGGTGGAACTGTATATCAACAAAAAGATAATGAAACTGGAGAAATTGTTGGAGAAATTAAAGTAACAAAACCAATTGAAGTACTTTTTGAAGGAGTTGATACTGATATATTTTCTAAAGGAAGTGGTAAAGATGTATTAGAAAATGTAAAAGAGGATTTCAACTTTTTAATTGTAGGGCATTGGTTGAAGGGAGATTTAGGACAAGATAGAAAAGATATTGGTATGGCAATTAAAACATTTGCTACTGTATTCCAATATATGCCAAAGGATAAAAGACCAGGTCTTATTGTTAAAACATCACACGCTGGGTTTTCAGTAATTGATAGAGAAGGAACTAGAGAAAAATTAGAAGGTGTATTAAAAACATTTGGTGATAAGTGTCCATCTGTATATTTGATACATGGTGATATGGAAGAAACTGATATGAGTAATTTATATCATCATCCTAAAGTTAAAGCAATGGTATCATTTGCTAAAGGTGAGGGGTATGGTAGACCAATGGCTGAGTTTACTTTGACAGGTAAACCAATTATAGCTAGTGGTTGGAGTGGGCAATTGGATTTCTTACCGGCAGAACATGCAGTATTATTAGAAGGTAGTTTAACACCAGTACATGAATCAGCAGCAGACCAATTTTGTATGAAAGAAGCACAATGGTTTACAGCAAATTATTCAGCTGCAGCTAATAAGTTATACGATGTTTATAAGAATTATGATACTTATAGTAATAAATCTGAAGGATTAAAAACTAATACATTGGATAATTTTACATTAGATAAAATGAATGATAGATTTACTCAAATGTTGGAGCACTACGTTAAAATACAACCAAAATTAGTTCCATTTAATATTCCAAAGGTAAATTCATCAAAGATGCAAATACCTAAATTAAATAAATTATAAGATGCCATACGCAGCTTTATATAAACCTTTAATACAATCAGAAATAGCTACATCCAAATCAAGGATGAGAGTAAGAAAACTTTATAAAATTATTTCATATGAATATGCCGATGGTGAATCCAAACAATTTAGAGGTTCAAATGCTGTATTGGTTTTTGTATTGGGTATTTTTCGTAAAAAAGTTTATTGTTTAAAAGTTACTGATATAAAACCTGATAAATTTTTTCGTTGGTTAAAAACAATAATGTTTAAAAATTTAAAGGAATCGGATTTTGATAATTTAAAATGGTTGGAAAATCTTACACCAAAGGCAGATAAAGCAGGTACTAAATTATATGGGTCATCCGTAAAGGGTAAAACTATTATGAAGGGAAATCCATCTCCATTTAGAACATATATTTTACCAAATATCAAACAAGTAGCTTGGTGCGAATTTAAAATGGAAGCAATTGAAAAAATATATGGAATTAAAAGGACTGATATAGCAGAGAAAGAACCCTTACCAAAACCAATCACAGATCCAGCAACACCAACCCCACCAGAACAAACAAAAAAATAGTTTATTTTTCCATTCGTATATATTTACTGTTATAACATTACAATTATAATAGTAAAATATAGATTATGGCATTAGTTAAAAGACTTACGAAAGGTTCTCCATTAACCGCACTGGAAATGGATACTAATCTAGATTTTTTACAAAATCAAATATCAGCAGGTTCATCTGGAACTTCTGGTACATCTGGTGTAACGGGCACATCTGGAGCGGCGGGAAGTGGCGGTTCATCGGGAACTTCAGGAACATCAGGAACTTCTGGAATAAAAGGAGATTTATTTACATCTCAAGCTACATCAACAACTTTAACAATATCAGCAAGTGGAACTAAAACTTTCACAATAGGAACTGGATTGTCTTGGACAGTGGGTCAACAAATGGTAGTTGCTTATAATATAAGCAATTTTATGTATGTAACAGTAACATCTTATGATAGTGGTACTGGTGTAGTTGTTGCAGAAGCATATTCAATTGGAGCAGGTAGTGGTTCTCAAACGGGAACTTGGTATATAAATACAGTAGGTGCACCGGGAATATCTGGTACAAGTGGTAGCAGTGGCACATCTGGTTCATCAGGAACATCAGGAACGTCTGGTAGTAGTGGCACAAGCGGTACAAGCGGCAGTTCAGGAACTTCCGGGACTAGCGGAAGTAGTGGTACATCAGGAGTTAGTGGCACATCGGGTACTTCTGGTAGCAGTGGGACTAGTGGCACAAGCGGTACAAGCGGTACAAGCGGAGTAAATGGTACATTTTTTGGTTCTTCTGGCACAAGCGGTATAAATGGTTCATCAGGAACTTCTGGCTCGTCTGGTACATCAGGAATATCTGGGTCATCAGGAACTTCTGGCACATCTGGAACATCAATTGATGCAACTTTAATAAATACTGTATTAGCATATACTGCATCTTTAAAAAGAGCAGCTATTGTATCATCTTCTCAACAAATTCAAAACTATAATTTATTCGCACAAAC